CGTGTCAATGTTAGTAAAAAAGGGCTATCAAGTGTTTCTGTGGGTGGGAAAGGTGCACGTGTAAATGTAAGTAAGAAGGGTACTCGCACAACAGTAGGTATTCCAGGTACTGGCTTATCTTATTCTAAGTTCTCTAGTCATACTAAGAAAACAACACCTAGAAGAGAACCTGATTTTAATAATCCAGATAATGTATGGGGTTACCCTAAATCTGAATGGATAATCAGTGGAGTTATTTTATTTATAGCTTTAATAATTTTTATTTGGATTATTAGCTGATTTTTAAATTTTGATATTTGATAGGTTTATATATGAAAAAGATTGTTTTATTAGGTTTGGTTTCAATTCTTGGCGGGTGTTCAGTTGCTCCTATTCAATTGCCAAATAATGTATCAACTATAAGTGCTAGCTCAGCGGGGGATACATACATTGATAAAATTGATTATTCTTTTAATCCAACGAGTACATCATTCACTAAATTGAAACTATGTGCTGCTGAAACTTTCCAAAATGATGATATTGTTCTACATGACCAAGCTGGTAGTTTCATGGGGGCATATACAGGTAGATATTATGAAAATAATAATACTCAAGTTCATCAAGGAAAGTCTATTTTTAAATATCTAGATGAAAATGAAAAAACATTCATTGCAAATGGCAATGTAAAAACAAAGGGGCAGCAAGCAGGTCTTATTACAGATTTTGTTAAATATGATGCAAAGATTGCTCTGAAAGAAAATAAAGTTCAATTTGTAATGAGCAATATTTTGAGAGCTCAACAAAATACAGGTACATCTAGTAACAATGGTTTTAGGCAGGTTGGGACATGGGCTGGAGCACGTGCACCAGGTGTTATTGAAGCATTAGATGGTGTGGCTCATAAATATCAAAACTGTGTTCAAGCTAATTAAACAAGTAGTAATTAAAAAAGCACCCTAGGGTGCTTTTTTGTTAGAAGGCTACCAACCACCAGAAATTCGCAAAGCACCAGCTAGCATTCCCGCTTCCATCAATGGATGAAACCAACGGTCGCTATAATGTTGATTGCCTGTTGTATAGCTTATAGTTTTTAAGTCATCACTAATGATTTTTCTATTAAGAGGTCCTCTTAAATCCATTGCCCGAGTAAGTTTTAGAACTGCAATATTAGTTTTAAAAGCATATTCAGCTAAGTAGTGCCCTTGCTCGTTGTCAAGCATATGTGCTGCTCGATAGATTCGACTGGTAGCAAAGTTTTGGGAAATAATTGCATCAATTAGGTGCTTGAGCAGCTTAAATTGATCTTCATCAAACAAAGAACCTTGTTTTTCGGCCTTGCTGTACATAGCAATTAAGTGGTGAACATACTCAACAGCAACAGGTATTGCATCATATGGAATTTCATCAATATGCTGAACATTGAAGCGCTGGTGAACTAATTTATAAGCATCGCTGTAATTCAAATGCTTAGTTTTAGCTACAAGAAGATTTACAGCATTGGTTAATGGTTCACGTTCTGATTTGTGAGTTTTGACAACTGGTGCGCCAATTTCTTTATCAAGAACATCAAGCACCCATTTCCGAAACTTCTTCGCTACAGAAGTACGAGCAAAGAAGGTAATTAAATGGCACCCCCGCGGATTAAAGATACGAGTTTCTTTAAGTGAGTTTCCATTACCAAATCCCTTGACACTCAATTTGAGGGTCAAGGTCATATCACTATTGAATTCATCTTTATTTCGTTCATAGATTTGAGTCACTGCATCAGATTTGGCGTAACCAAGAGCCTTTGCAAGTTCACTTGCAGTTAACCAAATTTGGTTGTTGTGCTGAACAGGCGAAAAGTTCACATCATTAAAGCTTAGTGCTAAACTAGACATATCAATTACCTCATAGTGGTTGATAACTCGCCCCGTCATCCGCCAAGATCATCGGGGCGTTTTATTATGACATCAACACTGATATCACTTGACTATAATCTATAGTGATATTACTCTTGATGTCAAGCATTGAGGAAAAAATTATGTCGCAATCAGAATTAATCAGATTCCCTGCACGGCTTCTGCCAAAAATACATGAAGATCTAGTCGCATATTCCGAACAACAAGGTGAATCGATAAATACATGTATTAATGAGTTACTTAAGTTCGGACTATATTATGCTTTAAAGGGGAATAAAGAATCTCTTGACAAGTTTATGCCTGACCAAGAAAGTAACTTATTGAAAATAATTCAAATCATAGATAAGTATTTGCTTGAAGTTGCAGTGGATGAATATGCGGCTAATAATAGCGAAGTATACCTAGAGTTCATTGGAAATCAGTTCAAAAACCTAAAGGATACAGAACGGAAGATATTATCGGATATTGCTTATGCTTTAGCTCATAAGAAATAACACCCCCTAGGAGTCTGTATGAGTTTTTATTGCTTGTAATTTAAGCTCTTGTTAAATTACCCTCAAATATGAGGGTATTTTTATGAAAAAGATTATTTTTATTCTAGCTGCACTAGGAATTATTACAAGTCATGGGTGTATTACTATTCCTTCTCCAGAAGAAGTCCAAAGAAATGCTTATAAAGGATATTCTGAGGTGGTAGAACTGAATAGTATTCCTAAAGATCAAATATTTGAACTTTCAAAAATCTGGATTGCTAAATCTTTTAATTCTGCAAACAATGTCATTCAGTATGCGGATAAAAATACTGGAATAATCATAGGGAAAGGTAACTTTTCTCTTAAATGCCCTGACAATGTAAAAGGTATGAATTGCTTAGCTTATACATCAACTAAAGCAGAATTTACTTTGAAAATAGAGATAAAAGATGGCAAATCCAGATTGACCTTTAGTGATGTACACCAAGCTGTAAATAACTACCCATTTTATGACAATATTTCTAAACCTATTATTGATTCCCAGATTAAAGGGATAGTTAAGAACTATGGTCTTGATATCATAAATCAAAAGAATGATTCAAATTGGTAGTAATTTGCTAATAAATAAAGGGTTAAATACTCATACTTAATAGTTTTTAAATACCAAATAGCCCACTCACTAGAGTGGGTTTTTAATGCCCAAAGAAAAACCCCGATGCGTCAACATTGGGGTTTTTTACAACTTAACCGGAGCAAGATTAAGGAGAAATACAATCTATGCCTGAAATTATAGCAGTAATTCTGCAAAAAGTAGAGGTAATTATGAAAGAACATGGCTACTGGAAAGTAACAGGATCTGTCTTGCTTGGCATTTTGATTTGGCAGTTTTCAAACATACTTAATGCAACTGCCAAATTGATTGAGGTCATTCGATGAAAGAAAAATATAATTGGTGGGATGCATGTAAGTCATCATTCATAATTTCCACACCAATCCTAATCTGGAAATTACCAGAAATCATTGCAGCGATTAAAGCCTAAAACCGACCTATAAATGGTCGGTTTTTTATTGCCTAGAGGAAAGTAAAAAATGGCACAAGAATCACGTCTCGTCATTGTAATTGATGCAAAAAATGCAGAGCGTAATGCGCGTAATCTAGGTAATGAATTAGATAGCATTGAGCGCAAGGGAGACTTTGCCACGAAGTCTATGGATGGATTATCTGTCGCTACGCGTCAGCTTGCTGGATATATGGCTGGATTGGTTACTGTAAGTGCTGCCATTTCGAAGATGGATACTTACACTGGTCTTCAAAACCGGCTTAAGTTAGTGACTAACAGCCAAGTTGAGCTAAACAAAGCAACTGAAGATACATTCCGAATTGCACAAAAAACATATTCGGCTTGGGATTCTGTTTTGCAGGTTTATCAGCGCTTTAGTGACAATGCTAAAACACTGAATTTAACCATGGATGACACTGCACGTTTGACTGAAACAGTGTCAAAAGCAGTGGCTATTAGTGGTGCAAGTGCAGAGGCAGCTGATGCAGCATTGGTACAGTTCGGGCAAGCACTTGCCAGTGGTACTTTGCGTGGTGAAGAGCTTAACTCTGTAATGGAACAAACCCCAGCATTAGCAAAAGCAATTGCTCAGGGTATGGGGATTACCGTAGGTGAGTTGCGTTCAGTAGCAGCGGAAGGAAAAATCACATCACAGGAAATTGTGAAAGCTCTCCGAAATGTTGAAAAAGATGTTGACGCGATGTTTGCCAAAACAAACATTACTGTCAGCCAGTCTTTAACCCTTTTAAGCAATGAGATTACTAAATTTGTTGGCGAGTCAGGCAAAGGATCTGGTGCTGCACAAGCATTATCAGGTTCTATCCAGACACTTGCAGGGAACCTAGATACATTAACAACAGCAATGATGCTTGGTGGCGCTTATTGGCTGGGGACTTATATCCCAGCAATTTATGCATCTGGTGTTGCAGTCGCAGCAAAAACTAAAGAATTAGCTGCACAAACAGTTGCTCAATACACTGCAATTCAAGCTGAAAGAACAGCAGCAGCCCAACAATTAATTAGTACACAAACTCTAGTAGCTAATACACAAGTAACTTTGGCAGCAATAGCTGCTGAGAAAGCATTAGAGGTTCAACGCCTTAAATCTCAGATTTCCGAGCAAGGCAGAACAGCTACAATTACTCGAATGGCTGAACTCAAAAAGATTGAGGCTCAAGTTACGCGTGAATTGGCATTAGCAGAAGAAGCCCTAGCAGTAGCCCAATCAAGATCAGCCGCAGCCGGAGCTGCAAGCGTTGGGATTGGTGCACGACTTCTAGGTGTTCTTGGTGGCCCTGTAGGCATTGGTATTACTGTGGCTAGCTTAGCCGCTGGCTATTTATTAATGCGAGACAACACAGCTGAAGCTAATAAAAAGCTTGAAGAACAGGCTCGAGTTGCAGAAAAGACAGATGACGCTTTAAAGAAATTAGCTGGCAATGATAAAGCAAAGGCGGTTGATGATTTAACGGCAGCATTCAATGCCCAAAACGAAGCATTAGACAAATCGTCACGTTCAGTTGCATCTGCATTAATTGATATCGAAAACTATGCTCGTGGCAATTGGGAAGTTGAAAAAATTTCTCAAGAGGCTCGTAAAGGAACTATCAGCTATACAGAAGCCATTGAGCGCTTAAATAAAATTAAGTTACCTACAGATCTATATGAAAACCTTAAAAAGCAAGCCGCGCAGTATGATGAGAACTCGTCAAAAGCGAATTTATCTGCGGAGAAACTGAAATTATTTACTGTTAATGTACAGCTTGCTGGCAACCAAGCACAAAATGCTGCTGTTCAAGTAAAGGGAAATACTGATGAGTTAAATAGTAATGCCAATGCCGCAGATAAAGCCTCAAAGGCACAAAAAGGGTATTTTGATAGCCTCCGTACTGAAGTTCTTAACTCTAATGAAGAGTTAGCTTTATTAAATCTTGGCTACAGTGAAGAAACTGTTAAAAAGATCATTGAGCTGCAAAAAGCTAAACAGGCTGTTGCTCCTCCTGGTACCACTGCAATTGTCACTAAAGAGGAGATGGATTTAGTTGCACAAGCTCAAAAGGCCCTTGATGTACTTAAAGATAAAAAGGATGCCCTAAATGATGCCGAGCGTAAGCAAACTAAAGAGCTAACAAAGCAAGCGGTATTGCTCGCAGGGAATAATGAGCAAGTAAGAAATATGCTTCGTGTATATCAAGCATTCCGTAATGCTGGATTGGGAGATAAGCAAGCACGAGTAATGACAGCTCAAGTTGGACGAGAGACTGATTTTAGAAATGAGGCAATGTTTGGTAGTCACAAAGACGCAAATAATGGTTATACCAATACAGGGTTTTTATCATGGCAAAAAAGTCGCTCAACTAAATTAATGCAGTCTTTACAAGGGCAAGGAGTCTTGGATAAAAACGGTAAAATCCAGCAAACTCAAGATGCATTAGATGCAATGGCTAAACACGCTGTGCAAGAGGCGATGACCGATAAAAGTTATAGCAAATCTAAAGCAGCTCTTCTTAATGACGATTTAGACTATCGAAGTTTAGAGAGAACCGTTGCCAAAAATCTTGTTGGCTGGGACTATGATGGGAAAAAGCTTGGCAAAGCTAAAGCTTCACAGCATTTAGCCAAACAAGACTCTTATTACAATCAGCTCAATAAGATTTTAGGAGCTAGCCCTGATGCAGCATCAAAAGCGATTGGTGATCTTTCTAAATTTGAAGATGAAGCCTACAAGGCGCGTGCTAAAACTCTAGAGGAAGTTAAACAGCTACAGGCAAGCTATGACTCGGATTCAGTTGCACGAAGTAAAAAAGTAGAGGAAGAAATCAATAAGGCTACAATTTTAGGGCAGACTGATTTAATCCCTAAAATTAAAGAGCGTTTTGATGCTGAAGAAAAGTTAGCTCAGAAGCAATTTGATTTTGAAGTAAATGGTTATAAGTGGACTGAAGAACAAAAGCTTGATTACACATATGAAACCAATTCATTACGTCTGGTTGCTGAGGGGAAATTAACAGAAGAACAGCGCAAAATTGCGATTGATTCGTTTAAGTTACAGCAGCAACAAGAATTAGGTTTACTAAAACTTGCTCAAGAGCAACGTCTTTTTCAGGCCAGACAGTTCTTGTATTCAGAAGTTGATGCCATTAAGGAAAGGTATCGTATTGAACGGGAACAGATTGCATTAACTACTAAGGATGAAGAAGAACGACGGGAACGCCTATCTTTATCTAAGGCGCAAGAACGTCTAGAGATTCTAGATAAGGCTTTTCAATCTAGTAAAAATTGGGATCAGACTAAAGCCGATATGACTGGTAATAGTCAGCAATACCAACTAAACCAAACGCGCACTGATCGGAGGGCTCAATCTCTAAATTTAGCAAATACTCAAGTAGCTGCACTTGATATTCAAGCTAAAGATCCAAATGCAAATATGGTAGCTCTAAATGCACAACGTGAACAAATCATGAAAGAACACTTTGAGCGTTTGAAATTGATTGAATCTACTTATCAAAATGATTCAATGAATCTCCAGTTGGGTTATGGAGCTAATGTAACTGGTGCATTAGCTGGTATGTTTAAAAATATGCTTGGTGAGTCATCAAGTGCATACCGCATTCTTTATGAAAGTCAGCGAGCATTTGCTTTGGCGCAGGCTGGTATGAATATGTGGAAAGCTGCTTCAGATGCTTATGCAAATGAGCCAGGTACTTGGTACCAAAAAGCAGCAGCAGCAGCGATCGCGACAATTAAATCGGGTACATTTGTATCTCTCATCCAAGCTGCAACTCCGCAAGGCTTCTCTTCAGGCGGCTACACAGGCAACATGGGCCGAGGTGATGTTGCTGGTGTGGTTCATGGTCAAGAATATGTACTTAATGCCGCAGCTACAAAACGCGTTGGTGTTGATACATTGAATGCCATTAACTCAGGTGGGAGTTTGGAGAGAACAGTTTCATCTTCTGGACAGCCTGTCACTATTCAAGTCTATGTAACTGATTCAGGTGTAAATACCAATGGTGCTAATACTCAGGATCAGAAGCAGCTTGGGCAAATGATCGGCAATGCTGTTAGAACGATTATCCGGCAAGAGCAACGACAAGGCGGTTTATTGGCTAAATAGTGCCATAAATGGAAAATTATTAATTAATTGATTTTTCTATTTAAAGTGAGTTAAAAGTTAGTTCCCATTAACCAATAAGGAGGAAATATGGGAACTGATGTTAACCCAGTGGCATGGGAAAACGCTGAAATTACTGCTTACGCATTAATTAGGAACCCTAATAGTAAAAACTTACTGGATTATTATCTAGAGTTTGGTTCGTATTTAGATAAAAAACATGGTGAATTCTCTGTTAGTAGCGGAGAAAAACCGGTATTTAGGTTAGGAGATAGGTCATTTATTCTAAATGATTTAAATCAACCATATTTAGAATCTCTAACTAGAATTCTTTACGAACTTTTCTACAAACACCAATTCTAAATGTTTATAGAAACAAAACCCCGCTCTTGGCGGGGTTTTGTTTTATAAGGAGGAAATATGAAAGCAATTCAATTTAAGAAAACAGGCCAATACACCGGTAATCATGATGAAGTAACACGTTTACTGGGCGGCACAGTAACCTATGTTGGTCAACGTGGAAGAGAGGCAAATAAGACTTATGAACGAGATGGGGAAACTTTCCCTATCCAATTCGATGATTGGCTTGTAGATATTGAAGGTGTGATTCTTGTTTTGAGCGAGAAGCAATATCAAGCGCTTAATTCAGTAGCTTATAAACCTATAGGTTTGGGTGAAGCAATTGGTCGGCATGTCAATGAGTACTTAAGTCAACAACAGCGACAAGGCGGTTTATTATCAAAGTAACCCACTCGAATGAGTGGGTTTTTTAATGGGAGTACAAAAGTGAAAAAGTACATTATGACTTTTCTGCTTGCTTTATTGATTGCTGTAGTTTTCTACATAAGTGCAAATTTAATTGATTTTAATCTAATTGAATATGCAACGGGTTTCGTCTTTGGATTGTCATTCAGCCTCATTTTTAAAAAACAATCTAAGAGTTCTAAAATTGCTGACTTAATGGACAAGCAATTAAAAGAATGGGCAGTTAGTGAAAGTAGGCGGGCAGGTTTATTCGCTCCAGATCAAGATACGAAGGATCTAGAAAGTTGCAAAAAACGTTTTAAAGACAGATCAGAACCTATGAAAATTGATTGGCCAAAAAATCATGAGCAACCTTAAATTCACTTTCGAATGCGACTTAGACGGAAATAGTAATACTCAGCGCTTTAATACGTTATCAAGCAAATTTGGTGATGGGTATGAACAAAACATTGCTGTAGGTATCAATAACCGATCTGGTGAATGGACTTATCAAAGAACGGCTTATAAAGCCGAAATTATGCAAATCAAAGCATTCTTTGACCAGCACAAGGGCGCGGACTCGTTTCTTTGGGATTCACCTTTAGACGGTGAAGTCAGAGTTAAAGCTGGAGAATATCAACCCCGTTGTTTAGGTGGTGATGTTTGGCAAATCTCCACCACCTTCACCCAAGTTTTTTACCCTTAATTTAAACCCCTTTAAAGCCCCTATTTAGGGGCTTTTTTTATGCGAGTAAGAAAATGACGATTCAAACTGTTAATCTTGGTTCAGCTCCGACTGGCGCAGGCGGCGACACATTTCGCTCAACTGGCGCAAAAATGAATGAAAACTTTACGAACTGGACACATGCAGCTAGTCGTTATGTAGGTACTGCTGCTGGGAATGTGATGGGAGTTGGTGCTTTTGGAGTTGGAAAGTCAATTCTATTAGGTAGTCAAAAATTATCAACATTGAGAGGAGGTGGTAATGCCTTTTATTGGCAAAATAATGGTAATAATATTTCAAGTGCTGGAGACTATCCAGACAACGATTCTCAGGCAATTATTAATTTAGATGTTAACGATTCAACTGATGCTTGTGCACAATTAAGCATAACACATAACTCCGAAATGTATGTCAGGTCTATAAACTGGAATGTAAATACGTTTCAGCCGTGGCGTAAAATTTTGTCGTCAAAAAATACAACAGTGGATGCAAATGGTTTCATCAAGTCAGCATCTCCGATTGTTAAGCTATTTGCAGATAAAATTGAACCTAACGATGAAGCCGCTGAACAACCTCTTGCTTTTGAGAAGTTGGGTATTGGTCATTATTTAGTTAAAGGTTCTTCTGGATTCGCTAAAGAAGGCTGGTGGATTGAAATTCCTACAGACACTCATGGCAATAAGATTTGTGCAGTTGAATATCAGACATTGGAAAATGGTGATCTTGAAATTAAGACATTCAAGAAAAAGCTAAATGATGAGGGCGATATTGTTGCGAATTTAGATATGCCTATTGATATTCCAAACAACGTCAATGGTGAACCACGTTGGATTGATGTGCGACTGCATTCTGTGAGTAAACCAGTAGTTCACAAAGTACCTCGCATTGAAAAACAGCCTCGCATGGTTCAACAAGTAAAGTATGCACCACAACTAACATATATCACAAAGTATGAAGATCTATTTGATGATGCTGGTAATCCAGTTGTTGTTGGCGGTAAAAATTACCAAAAACCAGTAACTCACATTCAAACAGATCAAAACGGTACCCCAATCTTAACGAATCAACCAGTCATTAATGAAAATGGTGAGCCAGTTTTTGAATGGGTTCAAGCAGTTGATAGTGAAGGAAATCCTGTTTTTGATGATGTGCCAGTCTTAGACAAAGATGGAAATCCAATCTATGACGAGGTGACTTATGACCCTGAATAGTGATTTCCAGAAGCTGTATGTCGATGGATTAATCCATTTGTATGAACTAGATGCCAGCTCACTTGGAGCTGGCATTTTACGTTTTCATGGTCATATTTCTTATGAAGACTGGGAAAAAATTTACTCATCAATTGGTTCCGAAGGTTTAATTGGTGCCGACTCTGGCAGTATTGGAAAGATTTTTGATACCGGTGATCAGAAAGTTTGGAACCGCAATATTATTTGGCAAGGACAAGTTTTTGAGCCGATGGCACTTGAAGTATCTGGGCTTGAAATGCGATCAGATGGTAAAGCTTCTGCACCGACCTTATCAATGGCAAACAACATTAACGGCATTCAAAATGCTGTCTCAGCCTATTGTTTACAGTTTAAGGACTTCGCGGGAGCCAAGCTTAAAGTCATTACCACTCTTGCTAAATACCTTGATGCTGAGAACTTTACAGAAGGTAATCCTACTGCATCGAATGAATCAAAAGAGCAAATCTGGTACATCGAACAGAAAACCTCTGAAAACGCACAACAAGTGACTTTCGAGCTCTCCAATCCAATCGATTTTGAAGGGTTGAAAATTCCTGTTCGCCAAATTACATCATTATGCCATTGGTGCATGATGGGGAAGTATCGGGGCGAAGAATGTGGTTACACAGGTGTTGCAATGTTCACTGATAAAGGTGAGCCAACTGATAATCCAGCACTTGATCGATGCGGTGGACTTCTGCGGTCTTGCCGCTTGCGGTTCGGTGAGAATAAGCCATTGCCTTTCGGTGGTTTTCCGGCTTCAAGTTTATTATGAGGTCTTATGAAACTTACAGCGAAACTAAAAAAAGCAATCATGGCGCATGCTGATGAATGCTATCCGCTTGAATGCTGTGGTGTGATTGTTGATAAGCAATATATCGCTTGTCGCAATATTGCCGAACAATCTGATCAATTTGAAATTCATCCCGAGGATTTGGCAAGTGCTGAAGATCAAGGCGAAATCTTAGCTTATGTGCACTCTCATCCAGATGGAACTACAAGAGCCTCAGAACTAGACTTAATTCAAATTGAATTACATCAAAAGCCGTGGGTAATTTGTTCATATCCGGATCTGGATTTTCAAGTTTATGAACCTTGCGGTTATCGCGCCCCTTTAGTGGGGCGTAATTATTTTCATGGCTGGCAAGATTGTTATGCGCTTGTACGTGATTTTTATAGTCGTGAATTGGGTGTAGAACTGATGGATTTCGAGCGTAAAGATGCATGGTGGGAAGATAAAGATCATCCATCACTTTACCTTGAGAATTATGAAAAAGCGGGCTTCTATGAAGTTGATACACCGCAGTATGGCGATATGTTGGTTTGTCGGGTTGGACGTACAGAACATCCAAATCATGCAGTTATATGGTTGGGTAATAATGGGCAGCTTAAATCGGAACAAACTGAGCATTGCATCGGTTCAAGTTTAATCCTTCATCATCCGTATAACCGTAAATCTGTGCGGGAAATATATGGTCAGCAATGGCATGAGCGCACTGTGAAAATCTTAAGGCACCGAGATGTTAAAAACAATTAAGCTGTACGGCATCTTGGGGCAAAAATTCGGTCGTGAATTTAAGCTCGATGTCGCAAATACACGCGAAGCCATGCGTGCGTTATCTGTTCAGATCGCTGGCTTTGAACATTTTATGTTGCATGCACATGAGCAGGGCCTACGCTTTGCCGTGTTTTTAAAAATAAAGAACTCAAGTAATAAGCGTGGCAAGAAACGCCCAGCAATTTACGATCATGAAACTAAGCGCCTAATCACTGGTGACAATATCGGTGAAGAACAGCTTGATATGAATACTGAAGCAGACACTATTCATATCGTCCCGCGTGTAATGGGGGCTGGTGGCAATAATGGGATTTTGCAACTTGTACTTGGTGCGATTCTGATAGCTGCTTCATTTATACCAGGTATTGGTCAGGCTGCTCAGGTTGCATTGATAGGTGCAGGTGCTGGAATGGCTATGGGAGGGGTTGCATCAATGCTCATGCCAAAAATTGATAATACTCAAGACCAAAACCAAGACGGCAACCGTGCCAACAAAGGCTTTGGTAGTGCAGTAACCACAGTAGCGCAGGGGAACCCTGTACCTGTCCTTTATGGTCAGCGTGAAATTGGCGGATTTATTGTCAGTGCTGGTCAATATCCTGAAGATCAGATGTAAATTTTAATTATTTAACAGGCGCTTTCTAGCGCCTTTTTTATTGCGTGAGATTTCTTATGAATGCAGTAGTAGGCGCAAAAAAAGGCAGCAATAAACAACGGCAACCTGTCATTTCACCAGATTCTGCTCAATCGAAAACCTTTATCAAGGTTCTATATGGTTTAGCTGAAGGCGAGATTGAAGGTTTAGCTAATGGGCTTCAGTCAATTTATTTAGAAGAAACTCAACTTCAGAATGCAGATGGAAGTCTTAACTTTGAAAATGTAAAAGTTGACTTTAGAAGTGGTACCAATGATCAGGAATACATTGAGGGTTTTCCAGCAGTAGAAAGTGAAACTGCCATCGATGTGGAGTTAAAGTCTGAAACGCCATGGGTTCGAGCTTTTAGTAATCTTGATCTTGATGCGGTTCGCTTACGCTTGAAATGGGGTCCTTTGCGTACTCAGAATGCTACAAATGGTGATGTATCAGGTGTAACAATTGAATATGCAATTGACTTGCAGACTGACGGTGGGATCTGGACTGAAGTTTTAAAAACGAAGATTTCAGATAAAACTTCTGCTAATTATGAACGTGCTCACCGTATTGATTTGCCTCAAGCTGACTCAGGTTGGCTCATACGTGTTCGCAGACTTACACCTAATTCAATGTCAGAGTATGTCAGTGACAAGATGTATATTGAAGCAGTGACTGAAGTCATTGATGCAAAATTATGTTACCCAAATACTGCTTTGCTTGGCCTTCAATATGATGCAGAGACTTTTGGAAACGTTGCTAAAGTTGCCGCAGATACAAAGGGAAAAATTCTAAAGGTTCCTACTAACTACAATCCAGCTACACGACAATATGTTGGGATGTGGGACGGTACTTTCAAAGAGGCTTATTCCAATAACCCAGCATGGATCTATTATGACATCTGTACAGTTGATCGCTATGCGCTGGGTGATCGTTTAACCCCACTCATGGTTGATAAGTGGTCTTTATATCGCTTGGCACAATACTGTGACCAAATGGTACCGAACGGATTAGGCGGTCAAGAACCACGCTTTACATGTAATGTTTATCTTCAGAGTGCCGAAGGTGCATTTGAGATTTTAACTAAGTTAGCTGGTGTATTCCGTGCGATAACGTTTTGGGATGGCAATAGCATTATTTGTGATGCGGATATTCCCCAAGATACGTATTTCACTTATACACGTGCCAATGTTATTGAAGGTAATTTTGAGTACGCGGGAACCCGTGCTCGAGATAGACATAATGTCGTGAAAGTTGCTTGGGATAATCCTGCGAATCACTATAAAACAGAATATGAATTTGTTCGTGATGAAAAGGCGATTACTGAAGCTGGCCAAGTTCGTATTTTGGAAATTGATGCTTGGGGATGCACTTCGCGTGGGCAAGCGCAGCGAGCAGGCTGGTGGGCTTTAAAGTCTGAGCAATTAGAAACTCGGACCGTTAGTTTTAAAGTTGGTTTGGATGGCCATATTCCACAGCCGGGAAGAGTTATTGATATTGCAGATCCATTGTTTGCTGGTCGAGCAAACGGTGGACGTGTATCTAAAATATCAGCTGATCGTAAAAGCATTACGCTAGATCGTGATGATGTTGTGGCAGTTGCTGGTGACCGACTCATTATTAATGGCGAGGATGGTAAAGCTCAAACACGAATAGTTCAATCGATCTCAGGCCGTGTTGTTACAGTAACTCATGAGTTTGATGCTATTGCAGTTCAAAACGTGTGGGTAATGGATGCTCAAGACTTGGCAACAATGAAGTTTCGAGTGATTTCTATTACCCAAGATGAGCATCATCAATTTTCAGTGACTGCACTTCAATATAACCCAGCCAAGTTTGATGCGATCGATAAAGGTGCTTATTTTGATGAGGTTCCGATTTCGATTGTGAACCCAACAATTCAGGATACTGTCACTGATGTCGTAATTACTAGTGAAAGCCGAGTTGATCAGGGCATCAATGTGGCGACCATGATAGTATCTTGGGCGCAGGCTAAGGGCGCGGTTAAATATCAAGTTGAGTGGCGTAAAGATGACGGCAGTTGGATTAAGCTTCCAATAACCGGCAACAACTCAGTCGAAGTACCAGGTATTTATGCGGGTCAATATCAAGCACGAGTAACAGCGATTTCAGCTTTTGAGATAGCTTCTTTACCAGTTTATTCAACTTTGACTGAACTCTCTGGAAAGCAAGGCTTGCCGCCGAAACCCGCTTTTATTCAAGCTACAGGAATTTTATTCGGTATAAAACTTAATTGGGGCTTTCCATCAACTGGTGCGCTTGATACGGCTTATACTGAAATTGAAGTTTCACCAGATGGAACCAGTAATATTGCCCAATTAGGCTTATTCGCTTATCCAACTACCACACATGCGATTCAAGGCTTGCAGTCAAATCTGACTCAATTTTATCGTGGCCGCTTGATCGACAGGATCGGGAATATAGGACCTTGGTCGGACTGGACTCATGCGACAACTTCTGCCGATGCTACAGACGTTCTTGAGCTCTTGAATGATCAAATCAGTGAATCTCAGCTCAATCAGGATCTTAAAACCAAGATTGATCATATTGAGACTATTGACGCTGAAATTGGTCCAATTAAGCAAGATATACAAAATACGAAAGATCGGATTGCACAAGAAGTCATTGATCGACAAAACGCTATTCAGCAAGCCAAAGATGGTTTATCACAGCAAATTATTGATGGTGATGAAGGTGTTCTTAAAGTTGTAAATACTGTTAAACAGTCAAGTGATGATGGTCTTGCTGCAGCTCAAGAAAGCATTCGTGTTGTTGCAAATGATCTTTCACTTGTAGCTGAAAAAACGGACGGTGTATATGCACAGTTAAATCCACCTTTGATTGGATCTGAGTCTGATTTGATCGGTAATGATCAGGGCTTCGCAGGAACTTGGTCTGTTCAATCGGCAATGATCGAAGGGGACTTAGCACTTAGTAAGCGTATTGATACAACGGCAGTTGAGTTAAATAACTTACAGGCTTATGCACAACGAGAAGTACAAGCACGAATTGAGGGTGATAGGGTAACTGTTCAAAAAATAGATAACTATATCGCAAGCAATGATAGTGCTCTTGCAACTGTACGCCAGTCGGCACAGGTAGCAGTTGAGCAGTCATCGGCAAATGCTGAAGCGATTGATTTAATTAATCTTGAGCTTGACGATAAAGCTTCAACGGGACAATTGACGCAAGTTAAGTCAGACATTAAGAATGTAGATGACAAAGTTGCCGCCCAAACAGTACGTATTGACGGTGTTTTCGCGCAACTCAATCCACCATTGATCGGGTCAGAATCTGACTTAATCGGAAATGAAGGAGGCTATGCGGGTGTCTGGTCAGAGCAATCTGCACGTATCGAAGGTGATTTGGCTCAATCTAAACGTACAGATCAAGTTTCTGCACAAATGAATGAGAGCAATGCTTTGTTTCAGCAACAAATCAATGCAAATGCTAGTGCTATTTCTTCAACGATAAAAGTAACGGAAACGTTGCAAACTAAAGTCGGTAAGAATAGTTCGTCTATTCAAAATGTCAGTGAAAGTGTAGATGGCATCTATGCTCAGCAGTTTATCAAGTTCGATGTAAATGGTCATGTTTCAGGCCATGGATCAATGAATGATGGAACTACTTCAACTTTCATTTTTAACTATGACCGTATTCAATTTGGTACTCCAGTGGGTATAGATGGTATTGAGCCAAAACCCTTAATGACATTGCAAAATAAGCCTGTGACTTTGCCAAACGGTACTGTTATTCCGCGTGGTTTGTATGTCGATAATGGTAGTTTTGGATATATCAATGCCAATCGAATCTGGGCTGAAAACTTAAGCGTTATTAGTGCAGACTTGGGGACAATTAAAGTCAAAACTGCGAATATTGAAGATGGCGCAATTGATACTTTAAAAATTAAAGATGAAGCAGTAACGGTACCAATAGGTGTAAAAGCAATTGATATCAAAACTATCAATACTTTTTCTGGTGGCTCAACCGGTGGTTTACCTAATAACGATTTCAGTAATCACTTATCAGCATGGGAGGAGCATATAGGAACACTTCTTCAAGTAACGCTTAATAGAAGTGGGGGTAAAGTTAGACTTGATGCTTCAGTAAATATTTGCACACCATCTTTTGGAGCTTTTAGTGTTGGTGATGGGAGAGGCAAGCCAATTGCTGCGAATGACAGAGCTATGGCATCTTTTTATATTTCAATATATAGAAACGGGTCCTTAATTGGCAGAGGTTCGTTAGGTGCAAACATCGAGACAGGTAATATTAATGTCAATTTTAATGGTACAGCAGTTATCGTTTCTGCGATCGATGATATTAGTACAGTTGGTAATGTCACATACACACTTAAAGCAGGTTTTGCACGACAGGAGGGAGTAAACATTCCACTGAATGTTAGTTCCAATAATACTTTTATGATCACTTCAAGAACATTAAGTGTAATTGAAATGAAGAAATAACAGCACCCAAACGGGTGTTTTTTTATTGCCGAAATTAGGGGGAGACTCATGCAAGAGCATGAAAAGATGGCGCTTCAATTAATATTAATGGGAGTAGTAATTGCTATGGCAAAAGTACTCATTAGCACTGAAAAATTAACATTGCGTGTTGTATTGGGACGTGCAATTTTAAATGGGTTTACAACACTTGGAGCTGGTGGCGCTCTTATTTGGATTTCAGATCTAAATATGCTTGCTATTCTTGGCCTTGGCGCATTCTTAGGTACATTAGGCAGTCAATTTGTTGAGTCTCAAGCTGAAAAGTTTATAAAAGATAAGGTAGGCTCTAATGAAGATAAGTAATTCGGGGATTAGCTTAATCAAAAGCTTCGAGGGTTTGCGCCTAAAAGCCTATGATGATGGTGTAGGGGTTTGGACTATTGGATTTGGCACTATCAAATACCCTAATGGTATCCGTGTAAAAGCAGGTGATAGTTGCACATCGCAGCAAGCTGAAGATTATTTACGAAATGATCTATCAGTATTTGAAAATGCAGTAAATCGACTAGTAAAAGCTAAACTCAATCAAAACCAATTTGATGCTTTAGTTTCATTTACCTACAACCTTGGTGAAACTAATCTAAGTAAATCAACTTTACTTAAAAAACTTAATGCTGGTGATTATCAAGGCGCTGCTGATCAATTCCTTGTCTGGAACAAAGCAGGCGGTAAAGTCATGAATGGCCTCACCCGAAGACGCGAAGCAGAGCGTGCCTTATTTTTAAAGAAGTAACTTATATGTGTAAACGCACTAAAGTTGCATCAATCATCACACTGCTGTGCCTCCTATTCTCAGGTTGCACAGCTCACACAATTAATAGTAATGTGAATGTCTCGATTTGTGTAAGGGCTTTGTGATGTCGCAAGTCATGATCATGGTTTCGGAAGCGGGCAGGATGGAAAATACTTGCAATCTACCCGCTGATTTAGATAAGAACGGGATTGTTCTTAAAATCTATGACTATTCATTAAAAGAGTTGCCAATTAATTTAGATGGCACTGTGTCTTACAATGGCAAAAGATGGACCTTTGATAAGAAGCAAAATTAGGTCAAAAACCTGTGGATAAAAAGCGCATTACGCCAAATCTACGCCAAAATATAGTTAAGTAGTTGATTTAATATAATGAATTGGTGCGCCCGGCGGGGATCGAACCCACGACCCCAGGCTTCGGAAACCTGTACTCTATCCAACTGAGCTACGAGCGCACATGTGTGGGGCACATCATAGGAAAAAAACACCGGTAGGTAAAGCACGAAATACGTACCAAGTGAGTTTAATGCTTAATTAAACAGCAGCTTGTTCTATTTTAGATGCGTTGCTGAATAAGCTGAATTGAATAATTAATAGAATGGAGCGTATGTGCTAGCTCATGAGGAGGAATGCGTGATTCCTGCAAACTGGTAATCCATTGCATTTGGCACATTTTAAGTTCTTGAAGTGTTTTTATTTGCTCTATTTTTTGAATAAGTGGCTTTGCCATAAGGCCACAGTATTGGCTTAAGCTTTGTTTCATTAATAGTTGTATTTCTTCAAAAGATAGCTGTTGAACTGGAATGCGTGGTTGGTTATTTTCAATATTTGAAGAAGGCGCAGAAGTTGATTGAGGAACCTGAATTTCTCCAACTAAATCATTACTTTTATTCTCATCAACATTTTTTTGATGTATTTCTTTAGTTGTTATAGATGACTCTTGGGGAGATATTTGTTCAGGTAACTCTGAATAATTTTCATTAGAAGGTGCAATTAGTTTTAAGTCAATGAGCTGTTGTATCAGTTCTGGTGGGGCGATCCGCTTTTTAAACTCAGTATCGAGACTTTGAAAATCTTCATGGTCTATTAATAGAAGTAAACGTCTTTGTTTTGCATTTAACGTAATATTACGTTGTTGAAGCGCAACTCTTCCCAAATTGGTTCGATAAAAACCAGACAT